ATATTGTGTAATATCTTTAACAATTCCAGGTTTGATTTGCATTAATTGTAATGGCATTAAGCTACATTCCTCATTCTCTCACAAAGTCTTTCTGCTCGATTTGGAACTTGCTTTGCCCATTTAGAATTTTCCATTTGGATTCCAGCTTCTATCCAGTTCTCATCATCTACTGCAGCCTTCATAAGTTTAAATTTAGTCAATCTTGTTCGACCGAGATTAAACATCATATTTGCTATAATTAATTGTGCTTCATCTGGTAAATTGTAAAAATTATCATATAATATTGTGCAATCTTCAATAACCTTTTCTATGTCTGCTAAGAAGCACTCATCAACCCTATCTTTAGAAACCTCTGCACCTACGTCTAAATTGTTTTCTAAGTCTGTAGCAACGCATAAATGCCCTATACCAAATGTTTTATAACCCAGATGATCTAAATATATTTCGTACTTACAACCTTCGTCTTCTATAAGTTGTTGTTTTAATATTTCGATGTCCATTTATTTACCTTGTTTTCTTTTTACACATTGTACATGACGAAAGTAAAAGTAATTACCAATCTTATTGAAAAATTTAGATAAACGCAACCAATTCCACATTATTTAACCTCTTGTTTTTTTTTGTGACAATTACAATTACATTCTTTATCACACTCATAAGCTTTGCAAGTTTCACACATTATTTTGTTAATCCTTTGTACTTCTCAAAACTTCGTAATCCGCCCAATCCCAGCATCCCCATCAAAACAGTCATAAGTGAACCCATGTCAAAACTTGGCAATTCTGGTATAGTTACACCTAGATAAGCACATAAGAATATTGTTACAGGAGCTAAGACAAAATGCCAACATAAAGCAATTCCACATGTCCAACCAATAAAGGGTCTCCAGCCAGCTACGAATATAGATTTGTGAGTGGCTTCTGCCTTGTTTATTTCTATTTGACCTTTGGCTAATTCTGCTGCATGATTTTCTGCCATTGTTGCCACTTCATGTGCCAACTTATTCTTCATATCTTTATCTTCTATAAATTTGCCAAGAAGATTAGAAACGGGTCCTATTAACGCTGTGAGCATTTACATTTCTTTCCTTTAAAACGACTATCTATCCAAACTTTACCATAATAAAGAATAAATAACCAAAAAGTAAATAAAGCACCTTCTATATAACTTAAATCATTCCAAGCGTCTAAAACCATGTTTTCCATATTAATTCTCCTTAATAAACTTTTACTTTATCTGCATCTACACTTGGTACTAATTTACACATACATTGATAAAGTTCTTCTTTTTCGCCTTTAAATATGGTTTGATTGTGCAATCTATTCTTATAAGACAAACAATCATTTATATTTTTAAAATAAATACTTCCTTCCATCTTTAGCCCTAAATAACAGACTAGAATAAATGCAGTCACTTTTTACTCATAAAAGCAGAAGCACCCATATATGCACCTACAATTCCTGCACCTGATATATAAAATAAATTACTTATGTCTGATAATGCTTTTAATCTTTCTATATCTACAACAAACATAGCAACAGTAAACAAACCCATTGCTATTAATGTAGCTCTTGCAATTCTTAATTGTGCTAATTGTTTTCTTAAAAGTTGTTCTGTTTCTTTAATAGATGTAGCTATTGCTAATTCTTCATCTGTAACAACACCATCATTATTGATGTCGTATTTGTTGTATTTACTATTTTTTTGTAGTTCTTTTTTCATATGCTTCTTTAATTTCCTCTATAGACCTTTTGCAACCTATACAAACATTATTAACTAATTTACATAATCCAACACAAAGACTCATCTAACCAATAAACCTATCATCATTACAATCATAGTACCAGCAGTCACAATCATTATATGCTCTATTCGTTTTATGCGTAATATTGTTTCTTTCCAGCGTTCCGAACATACTGCCTCGTGAGTATCTAATTTAGCTTTAACTTCAGATGCTTTGACCATTTAATACCTCTACTTTTTATCTAAAGGGTTCTCCACAAAACCAAACAACTAAAGAATATCTTGTTCCTTTAATTACTGGCTTAACTTTGTGAACTAAATATGAAGGGAAAGCTATAATAGTTCCCATTTTTTCTTTAATTTCTATTTTATCATCAAAAAACTCAAACTCACCACCTTCGTAATTTTCATTTAATACAATCGTCATGGATAATTTTCTTGTCTTACCATTAATAAATTTGTTTTCTGGTGCGTCAAATCTAGTAAAACCATTGCCATCTTGATGAAAGTCATAATGACCTTTTGTTTCGTATTTTGTTATTTGCATAGCTTCACATGCATCTATTTGAAAGTTCCAATTAGAATTTTTATTAGCTACATTAATGTAGTGCCAAACAATATCAAAAAGCCATTGTTCATTGCACCAAGCTACTTTTGTAATTCTTACATCTTTATCAACTGTAGCTTTTTCGGGGTCTAGTCCAATGCTACCTACCTTAGCTACTTCCCATTTCTTTTTTCCATAGTTAATTATTTTTTTACAACACTCTGAATTTAATTCATTTTTAAAAACCCAATAGGGGTGTAGTGCATTTAAAGAACCATCTAACATTTTACGAATCCCATAAATAACTATACCAACCAGTAACTATAGTTTTCTCTTTTGTATTTGATATTTGACTAACATGAGTATGTGTCCAATCAACTGGAAAAATAACAGTCTTACATTTTTGTGCTTTTACTATTCTATTTTGGTAAATAAATTTAGTACCACCATCATCTAAATCATTTAAATATGTCATAAATACTAGGCATCTTTTAATACTTTTAGTAAAAGTACCGTCTCTTTCACAATGCTCTACTTTGAATCCTCCACCTACTGGATAGTGTTGAATATTATAACTTTCAACTACATCAAATTTATTCATGAGATTTATATGTGGATATATCTTTATATATTCATTTAAACATTTTTGTAGTTCTATACGATAATCCATAAAAGGTTGATTCATATTACTTGGACTAATGGAGATGTCAGTTGATTCTTTCGCATCTTTTACTATTACTCCTCCTTTACCTTCCTCTATACAAACCCCGTTCATACGCAATTTTTCATTTTTTTCAAAATATTCTAAAATGCCATCACAAATACCTTCTGGTATGTGCCATGTTTGTATAAAATCTTCATTTGTTATTATTGGGCGTTGATGCAAGGTTAATCCCCTATTAGTTCCCAACCAGTAGAATTATCTGCTTGATATGCGTCTTCATTCCATGAATAAATATCAGTGCCACTTGATGGATCAGTCAAAGGAGCATCCCAAACCCATGTTGTTTGATTTAAAGTCCAACTTGCATAAGGTTGTGAATAATAGAATTTGTCTTTTACACTATCATAGACCATACCTATTCCCGCAAAGTTTCCTCTCAAAGCCTTGCTTTGGTCTGTAGATGGGATTTTACGATTCTGTTCATCTCGTATTTCATCTGATTGATAATGAATACCACATTGTGTATTGTATGATGTTTGAACCCATGTTTCATCACTATGCCATTCATCTATAAAATCTTGTTCAGCTACAATTACTTCTGTTACAATTCCATTTTCTATTTTTGCAAAATGTGCCATCTTTTATCCTTGAAATTGATATTTAAGAACAACCATACCAGAGCCACCAGCTCCTCCTGCACTAGGAGCTGCAAATCCACCTCCGCCTCCACCTCCTCCAGTGTTAGCACCTCCTGCACCTCCAACCGTACTTCCACCACTTGAACCATTAGCTACACCACCAGAGCCACCAGGTCGACTGGCACTACCACCACCACCACCACCAGAGCCACCACTACTAGCAGTTGTACTATATGCACCTCCACCTCCACCTCCAGCAAAAGTGTAAGCTGGACCTAATATACTACTTGATGCACCTGCACCACCAGTATTGTTTCCGTTTGCAGTATTTGTGTTTGTTCCAGCCGCTCCTGCACCGCCTCCAACACTAGCTGCAATTGGTGCTGAACCATGTGCTCTTGTTGGACTACTACCTCCACCATTGTTTCCTTGACTTGGCGATGTACTTGGTGTGTTACCAGCTCCACCACTTGCTGTTTGATTAGCAGTTGCTACACCTCCACCACCAGAGCCACCTGCTCCACCAGGATTTGCAGGGATACCTTGACTGAAACCAGGCCCGTATCCTCCACCAGCAGATGATATATTGGAAAATGTGCTAGTTCCACCTTGAGCTCCAGGATTTCCAGGAGTAGAGCCACCAGAGCCACCTGAACCACCACCTCCTACAGATATACTATAGTTTTGTGCAGATACAGATAGGTTTCCAGTACGAAAGCCACCACCTCCACCACCTCCACCGATTTGACCTCCACCACCGCCACCACCTGCGACAACTAGATATTCAACAGTATTAGAGCCACCAGCATTCCCACCATCGTTAACTGCAAAGGTTGCAGAAGAATTAAATCTATGTATCTTAAAGTTACCAGATGTAGTTATTGAACCACCAGTTGCTGAAACGTAAGCCCTACTTTCTGAACCTCTAAAATCATTAAAGTCTAATGCACCAGATGTAGGTATTGTACCATTATTACCTGTTGTTCCAGATGGCACATTACTACCTCCAGAATAATATTCACTCATACTTATAGGATTTGAGCCACCATATTCAGTTTGAATTGCTGATAATGCTAGTGAGCCAGTTGAAGGAATTGCCATTTACTACCCCTTTTTAAGTTCGTCTATTTCTGATTTTAGTTCTTTGATTGCTTCAATAAGAACTGATGTAAGTTTACCATAATCTACTGATTTTGTTTGCATTTCATCATCTGCTGTAAGTACAACTTCAGGCATTATGGCTTCCATGTCTTGTGCTATAACACCAATCTGTTCTTTAGCATCTTCAACATCATTTCTTTTGTAATAAACACCTTGCATCTTCATAACTTTATCAAGACCATTTTCTATATTTGAAATATCTGTTTTTAATCTTCTGTCAGAAAAAGCAGTTACATCATTATTAAATGTTGCGGCACCTGCAGCGGACATATCAAGAGTAAGGGCAGTTCTTGTCACACCACCATCATTACCTACAAAAAGAATATCAGCATTACTTGTATTATTGTGAATTGTAAAAGTACCACCATTAATATCTAATTCTGGAGTGGCATCTAATTGAAATGTATATATTTCTGTACCAGCAGCTTTAAATCTTATTTGGTCACCATCTGCATCAAGGATAATATCTCCTACAATATCCATGGTAAAATCACCAGTGTCTGTTATTGAACCATCTTTATAAACAGAGCCACCTCTGGTAATATCACCACCTGCAGTAATTGCACCTGTAGCAACAGTACCAGTAGTTGTAATTGTTGAAGAACCATTATTTATAGTTCCAAAGCCACTTGTTATTGTACCAGAATTTAATGCTCCAGTTGTAACAATAGAACCAGAACCTGCAACAGCAGATGCTCCTATGTCACTCAATACTTCTGCTGAACTTCTGCCTTCTATTGCTGTACCTGCAACCTTCAAGAAATCATTGTCTGCTACACCACTTGTAAACTTAGCTACGTTGTTATTTGATATACCAGTATCTAAAGTTGCTGTTGCTGTAATTGCCACAGTATTTAACGTAATAGCATCAGCTTCTAATGTACCATTTACATCAATGTCACCTTCTAAATCAATATCTCCACCAACTGTTAAATCATTAACTGTTGTTGTTCCTGCTAGATTTAAATCTGTAAATACTTCATAAACTATAGCACTTCCTGCACCACCATCTGTTGCGATTGCTTTTGTTTGCCCTGCAAGAATTGCAACATTTGCACCACTTCCTTGAGTAAAGGTTAATGTAGAGTTTGTGTTATTCTCTAGTATCCATAGTTTTGAAACTGTGTTTGGCAACAATGTAACAGTACAGGCTTGACCACCACCTGTAAGTTTTAGGTACATTGCTCTGTCTGAGTCTGAAGCACCATCAGCAATAGTAATGTTATCTGTTGAAGCATTTGCTATTGCCCTTGTTCCAAATCCTAATGCTTGACCTATAAGTTCAAGGTTTGTATTGGTAGTGTTGCCCCAAGTTCCACTGGCATCACCAGTTCCAAGTTCAGTTAATCGTAAATTATTGACAAAGGTACTAGCCATTTAAATCTCCTAAGCTATTGTTACAATCGCATTTGCACCCGCGGCTGGAAATACAATTCTAAATGTACCAGATGAAACTGTAAAATCGCCACCAAAAGCTAAAATTGCTATCGCTTTATCTCCATTGGTACTATTATATATTAATGCACCATTTGCAGTAAATGATGCACTTGTCCATGTTGGGTCATCAGCATCAAAGTAAGCAGTTGTACCACTTGTTGATACTGCTTTATTAGTTAATGTTACCCCACCAGTTGCATAACCACTTCCATTTGCAACTTCGTTTGTTGCACTGTATGCAGTTGTTGTTGCTCCTAATGATGCAGAACTTGTGTAAAGTGCTATTTTTAAAGTGTCTGCAACTAAGTCGTGTTGTTCATCTAAAATCTCGGCCTTAAATGATGTAGCCATTGCTTGTGATATTGCCATTTGTTAGATACCTCCTTCGTATTCTGCTTGATAATTACGTTGCATTTCTTGTTGAAACAAAGCTATCGCTTCATCAAATTGTGCCTTATATAAGTTTACACTATCTGGAGCCTTTAGAAAAGAAGAACTTTCATATAGACAAGCTGATAGTAAAACTTGTTCGGCATTATCTCCAATCCAATTATTAGCATTAGTTGGGGATAATCCAGTTTCAAGACCTATAAAGTCTATCTCATAAGCCAAAGTGGCCGATGGAGAAGGTCCTATTAATACTTTTATTCCTGATGTTGATGCATTTTTAGTTGCATACATAAATGGTACACCTGTTGTAGTGGCGTTAGGGACATAATCTCTTAAATAACTATCTATTCTATGTTTTAGATAGGTAACATCGCCACTTGCCTCTGTAACAGCTATCTGTCGTATCATTCTGGCATTAACTACATCATATTCTTTTGTACCTATTATAAAATTACCAGTTTTTTGTTTTCTGTAACAAGGTAGATTCGGTAATCTAGCAAATATCATGTTTTCTGCTTGTGTAATTATTTCTGGTAAAGATGTAGAAAGTTCTGTTCCGTTATCTTCTAAGAAATTTTGTATGTTTACTAGTAATTCTGTATAATTCATTTAATTACCCCACGTATCATCATTCCATGCACCTTGACCAAAACCAGAATTAATACCTACTGTACCAACTCCACCAGTTCCTGCAACCCCAGCTTCATTTATTTCAGCATCTGGATTGTAAGTACCTATTGCTGTTGAACCTTGTGTTCCAGTAACATCAACTACAAATGATGCTTGGAATGCACCTATTGCAGTTGTTCCTGCTAATCCACTAGGATTTACATCTGTTTCTAAACTTTCTGTACCTACTGCACTAGTTCCTGATACTCCAGTTTCTGTTAATTCATTTTCTGGTACATAAGTTCCTATTGCAGTCGTTCCTGCAAGACCTGATGGGAAAGGACCTACAAATATATCAATGCTACTTGCACCAATGCCACCTGTTCCTCTTATTTCATTATCACCACCCCATGTGCCATATCCAAAATAATTTTCGCCAAATCCAGTTTCATTACTTTCTATTACATTACTTTCAGCAACTTCATTTCCTGCATTTACAGTACCAGTAGCACTTGTTGGTGTGACAGTTAAGTTTAATGTACCATTACCTTCTTCTCCAAATGTACCAATAACTCCAGTACCTGCAACACCAGTCGCTATTACATCTGATTGTGGTATTTCAGCACCAATTACACCAGTACCTGCAATATTAGTAGATATAACATCTGTTTGAGGAGCAGAAGTACCAATACCACCAGTACCTATAGAACCACCATTTGGTAATTCAAAAATTCTATCGTGTGTTATTGTTTCAGTACCTGTTGCACCAGTTGCTTGAACTCCAGTAACTACACCACCAGTTTGGAAATCACCTATTGCAGTAGTTCCTGTTACTTTACTTGGACTTACATCTGTTTGGTCTTGTGGTGTATATGTACCAATAGCAGTTGTTCCTGTTACACCTGATACATCAAAACCTGCTCCAAAAGCACCTATTGCACTAGTACCTGCTACACCAGTTTGTTCTTCTTCTATTACAAACGATAATGTGCCAACAGAACCTAAAGAAGAAACACCAGAACCAGTTTGCGACCTAGCTATTCTTGATGCAAAAATATCTTGGGTAAAACCAATCTGTATTGTGACATTCTCTGGATCATTATCTACTCTTGGCTGAAATAAAGCAGTAGCATCTACAACATTTTTAGCTGGTGTTAGTTGTGGGTGTTTCGGCTCCCATTCTTCAGGCTCAACACGCAAACCATCCCAAGTTGTTTTAAGATCATTATATTTGATTTTAAAGCCACTTATGTCGCTTATTGCTACTGATTTTTTGCCAGTTGCGTATCTAGCCATTATATCAAATTCAATGCTGTTGGTTGTATTCTTAAACTAACTCCATCATTATCAGATGATGCTGAAAAGCTAAATGACCTTTCATACATCTCGTTTAATAATTGAAATTTCTCTGGTGCATATTTAATAGCTAGTTTTGCTGCTAAACCTGCACATATCGTATCACTCCATCTATAAGGTATATCTGCATCTTGATTTGAAGCATTAACGTCATCTTGTTGGTTCATTGCCCAATACACCATAGAATAGGTAGATGTGTTTGGAACTGACCAAAAATAGATTACAGGAGTATATTGCCTATCAATCATAAATTGGCTTGGCTTACCAGAGGAGGTCTTATTGGGGAGCTGGTTATACTCCTGTAAAGTTATTCTGTTAATCATTTGATCTGTATTTGAGCTAGTATCTCTAATAACAGCATCTAATATATCTATTGTACCTGCTGGCAAAGCATAACTAGATGTGCCATTTACTAATGTCAAAGTGTTTTGAGTTACAGTCCAATAATTAATACCTCTATTGGAAAACTCAGAAAATAATAAATTAATACTTCTTCTTGCAGACTTAGCGTGATCTCCAGTTCTTGTTTGGACATCAATACCACATCTTTCAAAGGATTCAGCTATTATTTCCTCAACATTAGGTCTAAATGCTACTGTTCCAGATGTTGCCATCTTTATATCCTTTAATAGTCTTTAATTACCCTAAGAACAACTTGGTACGCATCTCCTGCAGCACCAGCTCCAGTGGTTGTAAATTTTACATCTCCAGTTGGATTTGTTCCATATGATTTTGTAGAAGGCAAGCCACCAAATTTACTAAAGTTTTGGTAACCTTGTTGATCTTCAGCAAGGTGCATCATAATAATGTCAGTATCAGCATCTGACAATACTTCAACAGTCATACCATGTAGTACCCACCAACACTCAGCAATCCTAACCCCTATACAAGCATCACCATTGGCGTTGTTTGATAAAGATGACACATCTATTTTGATAACTGCTGATTCATTGCCACCATCTACATACTGATATTGAAATGAAATTACTGCTTCTCGTGTGTTCTCATCAATAGTTTTTATATTTGTTATATCAGCCATTTATAGCTCCTATGGTTGTAGGTGGGAGCAAAACCCCCACCCACTAATAATCTTATTGATCAGCAAATGTTGGTGCAGTAGCAGAAATTACATTGCCCCAGACATACCAATTAGTATCATCTTTCGCTAATATATTAATTTCCATTATACCAAAATCAATTAATGTTAATATAGAGTTTGAGTTTCCATCAGAGTAAACTGAAACATTGTCTGCATTAGTATCTAAGTGCTGAACGCCACCAATAAAGAAATTAGTGTCTGAACCTGTGTCAATAATAACATTTTCAGTTTCTTCTGCAGCACCACCATATATAAAAGTAAACTGTGTACCAGCTACTGGAGTAGGTAATGTGATTGTTCTGTTTGCAGCAACTGCAGGGATAACATTCACTCTCCCACCATTAGCTAAACGAGTTAATGTAACATCAGCATCTGTTAATGCTATAGGTGTAGCTTGAAATCCATTAGTAGAAATTACTGGACCTGTAAAGGTTGTATTAGCCATTTAAATCTCCTTGTCTTGGCAAATGTCAGTCACATTATGTAACTGTCAAGGTATTGTTAATTATTAG